TTATCCTAAATTTGGTAACATTGTCATCATGGCAGGTGGGGCTGGATCAGGAAAAGGATTCATTAAGGACAAGTTAGTCGGTATCGAAGGTAAGACATTTGATGTAGATGAACTCAAGGGAGCGGCAGCCGCATCTCCTGCTATTCAAGCACGTATTAAGAAAGAACTTGGACTAGACATTCAGAAGATTGGCGCTGATCTTAAGAAGCCAGAGAACGTTGCTAAGATGCATCAGATTGTTGGTGACTACTTAGACCTAGACAATCGTGTAAAGAAAGCATTGTACAGAGGCATTCTACTTGCAGATCCAGACCGTAAGCCGAATCTAATATTTGATGTAACACTCAAAGACTTACGCAAACTACAAAATATTTCGAGTCAAGCCCAAGCACTAGGATACGCAAAAGAGAACATCCATATCGTATGGGTAGTTAATGATATCGAAGTTGCAAAAGCACAGAACCTAAAACGTAGCCGTACAGTACCCACAGAAATATTAGTCAATACTCATCGTGGAGCATCTCAGACCATGCTTGATATTGTAAGCATGGGCAAGACGTTGAAAAAGTACATGGATGGCGACATCGTGTTTGCGTTTAATAAAGTAGGCGTAGATAGTACGATCTCTAAGTCTACCAAAGGCGGCATGTACGTGAAAGATGCTAATTACTTCTATGTTAAGAGAAAGCAGAAAGACGTTACTCCAGCCGATAAGCTAGATAAGACGTTGAGAATGAAGATCAAATCATATGTACCTGCTAATTCAGAGTGGCTGTAGAGATCATAAATAATATGAGAGAATAAACTATGATCGCAATAGCGACAAATGAATTGGAGATGAAAATTGAATTTAAAACAGCTAACAGCAGAAAACCATAGATCAGCAGAACGCAAAGAGTTTGCTAAAATATTGATGAGCGGCGAGATTGACCCCGCTCTCTATTACAGATACTTAATTAACCAATCCCAAAACTACGTTGTACTTGAGCAGGCTCTCAGAGAGCTGGCATTTCCTCATGAGTTTAGGTCCGTGTTTAGAGCAAAGCGCATTATTAATGACCTGCAAGAACTTGAGGAAACTTATGGCTTCACGTATGACGAACACCTGATATGTAGATCAACCCAAGAATATGCAAGTCACATCGAAATGCTTCTTATGAACGAAGATGTAGACGGAATAATTTCGCACTTATATGTGCGACACTTTGGAGATATGTATGGCGGTGCAATGATCGCTAAACGTATTCCAGGTAGTGGTACGATGTATGAATTTGATAATAAGGAATCTATGAAAGAGAACATTCGGCTGTTGCTGAATGATAATATGGCAGATGAGGCAAACAGGTGCTTTGCCTTTGCGATTAGACTATTTGAGGAGCTATTACATGAAGAGCGAATTGGATGAATCATTTGAAAGACTAATGGTTGCTTTTGGAGAGAGGCAGAAAAGACTTGATCGAATTAATACGATGCTATATGGTCTTTATGTACTCATCATAGTAACTACAGTTGTGGGAGCAGTGGTGTTCAAATGAGTATTATATGGGAAAGTTTGATTGATCTACAAAACAATCTAATATCACAACTTGAAGAAGACGCAACCGAGATTCGAGAACCTGGCATGGAAAGATTCAATCAGCCTGGTTGGGTAAACAGAGTTTGGCGTAACGATAACTACAGACGGGCTCACGTAGATGTTGTTGATATGCGTGAAGAGAAAAAGTTGTGGATGATGCATGTATGCGTTTTTCCTCACGTACATAATGACGGACCAATCTATGGGTTTGACGTTATTGCTGGTGCTAACAAGATGACTGGAGCATTCTATGACTTCTCATCTACCACTAATCAAGATCATCCTATGATTGAGCATTTCGCAAAGATTGCTAAGACGCTAGAATGGAAAAGAGAAAGAGAGTTACCGCCATGGGCGAAAGCAATCTTCAGTGATCATATGATCGCCGCTGGTATGGTCAAAGAGCCGGCAGAGATCGATCAGATATGTAAGGTTGCCAGAGAAGGTCTGTGTTACTACAAGAAGAACATTGGCAAGTATAACGGATACTCAGATAGCGATTTCGGTAAAGCAACTCAAAACTATTATGCTACACATCAAAAAATGAATCCTCACACTCCTAACGTGATGAAGAGTCTAGGACTAGATCCAGATGATGTTGATGCATTTATATCCGAGTCTTTATTTCCTGAAATATTGTAATATGATCTTTACATAAGATTCGTCTAATGTAATATGATTTTTACATAAGATTCATAAAAGCTTTATATAATCTTCACATTTTTGATATACATAGAAGTGTGTAGGCAATAACGCCTATACGTTTGTGAGCGCAGGGGTAAAGCCTGCAAGCAAAGGAGAAATGTATGAAAGCACTATTGCTTGCCATTTTGGCAAGCGTGTTCGTGTGTCCAGCTTATGCTGAGATTGCAGAACACAATTACAAAGTAAAGAAAGACGATTGGACATATACGTATCGACATAGAGAAGGTACCTGGCATACTGAAGTTGGAAAGAAAGTAGGACCAATTGCAGTCATGTATAGACACGCTGATCTTATTGATGCAAAAGAAAATCGTATAAAATTCACACACAACATCTACAAATCAAACCACTTCAAACTCGACCATCGTATTGAGTACCGTCATTTCGACACCAAAGAATCCCACTGGCGCTATCGTTTCATTCTATTTGCAAAACGCAAGATTGCTGATAGCGTTTGGCTATGGGCAAAGATTCAACCAAGAATCAGTTTAAAAGATGAGAAAGTGTTTGACGCACGTGACCAATTTGGTGTACAATACAGAAATGGTAAATTGAAAATATCTCCCTTTGTAGAGAGGGGAGCTACTGAAGACTACAAGCATAAGCAGATTGTTTATGGTACACACGTAGAATACGAGATATAAGGAGTACGTAATATGGAAATGTTAACACTATGGAGCGCAGTTGGGTTCCTATTCGCCGCTTATGCGGTAATCGCAAATGATTCAGTACAGACGCTCGGTACTTGGATGGCATCTAACAATGAGCGTTTCAACTACAAGACGTTATGGGCAGCCGCAAGTGCAGTACTACTTGCAACGCTTTGGTATGGTTGGACAGTGAATGGCGGTGACATTAGTTACGGTCGTCTAAACAAGATTCCCTGGCAAGAGGTTCAATGGTATCATGCCGCAGCCCCAGCCATTCTTGTTGCACTGACTAGACTTGGTGTACCTGTATCTACTTCATTCTTGGTGTTATCAGTATTTGCTTCAACTTTCGTGTTGGAGAAAATGCTTATGAAATCGATCATGGGGTATGGTGTAGCCGCAGGCTTTGCATACATGATATGGTTTGCTATCACTAAGTATGCTGGTCATTGGTTCGATGAGACACAGCCTGTAACTGAAGATAACAAAAAGTATTGGCGTATTGCTCAATGGTTTGCAACTGGTGGATTGTGGTGGACTTGGCTGTCACATGACATGGCAAACATCGCAGTATTCTTGCCACGTGTAGTTCCTGTAGACTTGATGATTGTGATCTCTGCCGTTTTCGTGGCAGGGCTGTTCTTCATGTTTAGAGAGCGTGGCGGTAAGATCCAACAGATCGTACTAGAGAAGCATAACACTCGTTATGTCCGAAGTGCGACACTGATCGATCTGTTCTACTGGTTATGCTTATACTTCTTCAAAGAACTCAATGACATTCCTATGTCTACTACTTGGGTCTTTGTTGGTCTACTTGCAGGACGTGAACTCGCAATGGCTACATACTTTGGTAAGCAAAAGACCAAGAGTGTGTTCCCATTAGTTGCGAAAGACTTTGGCAAGATGATGGTAGGACTTGGCGCATCTGTTGCTCTAGTATTGCTAGTGCATTATGTGATAAATCCTATGTAACTAAATAATACATGAGAGAAAAATGGAAGGCATTAGTAGACTGGCTTGCAAACCCAATGGTATTCATGTGGGGTACTTTTGCCTTCTTTTTTATTAAGGGCTTAGTCTGGCTCGTATTGTTGTTTTTTGGTTACTATTTTGTAACTTAATGCTTGACACAAGCCCATTACCATGTTATATTAGATAAATAAGAGTGATTCGCTGAAGCTTATCAACGCTGGACAGGACTCGGGTGCGACTCCCGACAGCTCCACCAAAAGTACATTGCGCCTTACTGCAATAAGGTGTCTTTGCAGGGACACAGACCTCGCAAGGGTCGAAGACAATGTATTTTTGATGGGGCTGAAGTAGGAATCGACTGACAGAATAGAGAACGTGGAGAATTCGGGCGCAAGCTCCGTTAACGCAAGAACCTAAACTAAACGCAAACGATAACTTTGCACCTTCAGAGTACGCCCTAGCGGCATAAACTGACGGGCTGCCGACTTGCCTTGGAACAGAAAAGTCGGACCAAGTTTCAATAATAAGAAAGGAAATCTAATGAAACTCGTAATTGCAACTGTTGCGGCATTAACAGCAACCACTGCATATGCAGACTCTATGTGGTCATTCGGTGGTGACGTAGACGCTAACTATGCTGTAGATGCAGAACGCATGACAGTTGACATCGAACCGGCGTTGACATTTTCACCAACTGAAGGCTTGAACTTTGTAACAAGCACAGAGTTGGCACTATGGGATAACGAATTGGTAGCAGATAACACTATCGAAGTTATGCCTACGCTTGATTTCGAATTAAACTATACTATGGGCGCAATGGATTCTGTAGAGTACTATGCAAAGACAAAGTACAACCTAGAGTCTGCCGCACGTGAAGAGATTCATATCGGCGCAACTTTTAGCTTCTAAAAGCGCAAACTATTAAGATAAAAAGAGGCGGAATTACTCGCCTCTTTTCACAAAATGTATTGACAGAGACATTGATATCTGTTATTATGAACACTCATTTAATCAACATGAGGATATAGTATGTCATCAATTATAATACCGTCAAGCGAAGCTGATCGTAAGCGCATTAAAGAAGCGATGGAAGAAATCAGCAATTCATACTTGCGACAAGAAGCCGAACGTGAGTTTGTAAAGGAAGCAATTATTTCCCTTGAAGACGATGTTGGTATACCTAAAAAGTATCTCGGCAAAATGGCTCGCATCTATCATAAGCAAAATATGAGCGAGATCGTATCAGAGATTGAAGAGATTGAAGCCCTTCTTGAAACTGTAAATAATGCTTGACAAGCGTGATATCGCCTGCTATAATAAGCAAATGTAAATCAGAAAAGGAGACAACGATGGTAAAACATCTATCAACTTTCTATAAAGAAGATAGTTCTGGTCCTAGAGCAGAAATGTTCATTAACGAAAATGACGTTATAGGCTTGAATTACTACATGGGTATCGGTGATACTGAGCCCTTTAAGACTGAGATGTTTCCAGGTAAGCATGAGTCTTATGTAGAAGATGCCGCTGAAAACTGGACTATGGGAATCAAGATACTCAATGGCTAAAACTGAGTATATTGAAGACGGTTTGTATCGAGTCGAAATTGATACAAACATGGGCACAGTCTCACTTGGCGGTGAGAATTATATTAATGATAATAGGGATCATGCCTATATATTTCAAGTAGCCTACTTGTTGGGCAGGGAGCATAAAAAATCGCAGATAACAAAAGCATTGGGCTTATAAAGGAGCTAAACTCTGAAACGATCATGAAAGAGATCGCAGAGAATATTTCTAAAGGAGTGCCGTACATTGACGCCGTAATTGTATACGCAGATAAGTATGGACTTGAAGTAGAAGTAATCGGTGAGATCATACGCCGATCACCAGTTCTGAAAGCAAAGATTTATCGAGAAGCTGAAGAACTAAATATGGTAGAGAAACTGACTAGGTTGCCAGTATGACAAAAAGCCTGTATAGCACACAAGACGCCTTTGACGTTTACATATGCTATCTTGCTTTGAAAAGGCACTTTAGTTCGAACTACGATTACTTTAAATACAACGGTAAGGTTAACGCCAGAATCGATGCATTTGAAAATCGTAAGGACAAGTTTTTCTTCTTTAAGTTGGCGAAACGAAAAGACTATAAAGACTTTCTGTTAGCCAACATGGTCAATAATCCAGACGTTTGGATTGGAGACCTAGTTGACAGTGAGACTGCTAATGAAGTATTCATGGAGTGGTCAAAACGTCAACAGTCTTTGGGATATGTGTTTGGTAATGAACTAGACGAATTGAACGAAGACTTTAATGCTAACTTCGTTGTTGAAGACGGGCAGTATCCTCGTATATTGTCTCTCTTCAACATGAAGCGCATCAGCATCGAAACTCTAGTCATCTTAAGTGACTTGACAGGATGCTTCAAGTACTGGGACAAAGCAATCAATGATACGATAGTTTATCCTAGTATAAATAACATTGTCAACAAATATGGACCGTTTCTAAATTATGATAAAGCGAAAATGCGGAAAATATGTCTTGACAAATACAACGCAATACTGTAATATATACAGCAATATAAACCGCTATACAAGGAGTATACAAATATGACTACATCTTTTTCAGCCCTTAAGAAGGCTCGTACATCATCATTCGACAAGCTGAACTCTCAGCTCCAGAAGATGAATTCAACAGGTAACAAAGGCGATGATCGCTTCTGGAAACCTGAAGTAGATAAAGCAGGTAATGGTTATGCCGTTATTCGTTTTTTACCCGCACCGCAAGGTGAAGATATGCCATTCGTAAGAATGTGGGATCACGGATTTCAAGGTCCTGGTGGCTGGTATATCGAAAACTCTCTCACCACTCTTAATCAGGATGATCCAGTTTCTGAGTATAACTCAAAGCTGTGGAACTCTGGTCATGATGAAGACAAAGAGACTGCACGTAAGCAGAAGCGTAGGTTGAACTACATCGCTAACATCTATGTCGTGAAAGATAGTGCAAACCCTTCACGTGAAGGTCAAGTATATCTTTATAAGTTTGGTAAGAAAATCTTCGACAAACTGAACGATGCAATGAATCCTCAGTATGACGATGAGTCTCCAATTAACCCATTTGATTTTTGGGAAGGTGCAGACTTCAAACTAAAAATTCGTCAAGTAGAAGGCTATCGTAACTACGATAAGTCCGAGTTTGATAGTGTAAGCGTATTGTCTGGTGCAGACGGTGCTAACCTGTCAGATGAAGCACTTGAAGAAGTTTGGGGTAAGCAACATTCCCTTCAAGAAATTGTTGATCCTAAAAACTTCAAATCTTATGATGAACTGAAAGCAAAACTGTATAAGGTTCTAGGACTTGATGGCGGTGCACACGCACCCACGGTTACCGCTGAGGACGACAATGCGGGGATGGGGTTCACTCCGAATTTTAAAGAGCGAACAGCTCCTGAACCGGAAGCATCTCCATCTCCAACTCTTGCTAGTGATAACGGTGATGATGAATCACTGGATTTCTTCAAGAGTCTAGCTGAGGATAATTAATCTAATTAATTAGTTGAAGCGACTAAGGCGGCTTGCAGAGATGTGAGTCGCCTTTTTTAATGCTTCTTAGAATCCACCTGCGAATGAAGCAGTGCCAGCTACTTGTGGATTCGCAGTAACTAAGAGAGTTCTAGCA